TAATCCCGAAAGTCTTGAACGGGCAAGTACAGTTTCGTCAACTGTAAATAGAACTGAATTCAATGGATTTCTAATACTCTGCGTATGAATTGCCGCGTACAATACTTGTAGAGTATCACCAAGCTCCTTAGTCAAAATGTAAATAGTTTTTGTATGATCATCAACTGCGGGATCATTTAACTTTCGATTCTTTTCCGGATTCGAAAGAAAATAATCGGTACCGCTACTGATCTTTTTGAATGAATTATTAAATTTAGTAGTAATATCTTCTGCTCTTAAAATTGATTCTCCATTAACATTGACACTTTTAGTAGTTATTGTAAACTCACATCCAAAATCAGGTCCTATTTTACTCTTTACTTGCTGTAGGTTATTTTCAAATCCATATTGAGCCAAATAAGCGTCTGAAAGAACAATGGATGTATTTGCAGGTGGAAATGCAATATATTCATCTCTTGCTAGTTTTGAAGGTGCTTTACGTGTACCTGGGTCAATATAAGAACCGGGAGTAAAGACTATTTTATATGCTAATCCTTCTTCGATTTCAACATTTTTTACAGTGAATCCACTTTCTTGATAAATATATTCAACTGAGAACTTTTTATGCTCAGTACTAGGTTTAGTTAACAAACTAAATCTCATAGGACCACCTCCAAATCGAATATCGTCTATTATTGTCTTTTTTAAATTCAAAAATGTTGATTTACTAAGCCTAGAATATGGTTGGGTTTGATTATTGTAAAAAATACTTTCATAAAAAAAGTTTACGCTTGCAATACCCCAGGCTTTTACTCCCGACTTAGCGTCCTTTTCAATGTCATACCTATTTAGCACTTCATTTATTTGTTTAAAATTTAATTCTATAGGATCTAGTTTAGGTGGATACAAAGTTATGGAAGCACCAGCATGTGGTCCAATTGATTCAATCCCAATTACTTGGTCCATTAACTTATTCAGAGCTAATCTTCTTCAGGAACAATGCGAGTAAAACTGAATTCAGTAGATGTGAGCTTTGTCTTTTGCGCTTCTAGAATAAACTCCAAACACTTTTCGGCATTTGCAAAGTTAGTTGAGTTGAAATAACGCTCAAGAAGATCTTTAAGGTCTTTCTTTGAAAGAGACCAAGGTTTAGTCCATTCATGTGGACGCTGAACCGTGATTGTAGATCCATCCTCTTCAATCTTCAGCTTTCTAAAATTCACGAACTGATCTACCTTCATTAGATCTGCTAGTTCCATTTCCACAATTTTTCGCGCCTCACGCTTATCGAATACTTCGCGATTTAGATTACGAAGCTTGTCATCTACCTCACGATACTGCTTAACACAACGCCTCAAATCACTGATTGCCTCTTCCATTCTTGCATGTTCTTAAGTTTTAAGAAACTTATCCATTTTCAATATAATGTTCTTCGACGACAAGGAAATTGAGAACTTGCGTAAAGTTTATAATAAGGAACACCCAAAAGAGACTCCTATTCCAAAGTCGAATATACAAACTGTATGGAAATCTATTCAAAACCGACTTCATGATGAATGTGATACTGGTACGGCCCAGTGTATTTTTAATTCGCTACTTTCTAAACCATCTGCCCCAAACTCATGGAAGACAAATCCGGAACAGTGGTTATCATCACTAGATATTGATGCAGTGGAGAAACAGTTTGCAAAAATTGTTCCCGACTATTATTACGTTGGTACAGTTCCTATGGACTTTGATAAACATTCAGAAATTGGAACTTGTTTAGTGAATTCATTGTGTTCAATGGATATTCAAAAAATTTACAAGAAAGGTTATCATCGTATTGGTATTGTATTTAATACTGATGTAAGTACAGGTCCTGGTCAGCACTGGATTGCTCTTTACTGTGATATTCGTCCTGAACTTGTGTTTCCTCGTATTACTTACTTTGATTCATATGCTCAAAAACCATCTAAGGAAATTGTGAATCTAATGCGTCGGTGGAAACTTACATGGGATAATACTAAAATTCATTCCAAGCCAATGGCTACAACATATAATAAGACTCGTCACCAGTATGAAAATTCAGAGTGTGGAATGTATTGTTTATACTTTCACTACTGTTGTTTATTAGGTATTCCAATGAACAACCGTATTCCGGATGAAGTAGTTCGTGGTTTTCGCGGAGCACTATTTAAAGTATAATAATAAATGGACGCACGCGGATATATAAACTTGGGTATGTTTTTGGCATTTACCGGAATAATTATATATGCTTTCTTTGCGGCTATTAATTCATGGCATAATTAATAATGGACACATCACAGATACTACAAACGGTATCTAGTTATAAAACTCCTATAATAGCACTACTAATAGTCATACTTGGCTATTTGTTGTACTTATCCTTTGTACCTTCGGAATCGAAGGCATTGTCTGCAGCTAAACCTAATTTTGCAGCATACAGTCAGGTCACAAAATTGGCACCATTAGGATGTCCACAGACACCAGCATATCGCTTATGTGATTTTTATGCCGCCAGTTCTTCTTATTCTGTATTTCCTGGAGCTAAAATTTATGACTATGTTTCTGATGAAATCGTTCCATTAGTTATAAAAGCTGGTGCTCGTTTAGTAGAGTTGGATATTTACGCTGATGAGTCCGATAAGCCTGTTGTTGGACTGAAGAATCAGAAGCTTGGAACAGATTATGCTTATAATACAGTTCCATTTCAGGCATGTTGCGTATCTATCGCAAACACGGCTTTTAACTCTGTAACTTCCCCAGTGTCTTCTGATCCTTTTATTCTCAGTTTGGTGTTCCACACCAATAAAACAAATGTCCTAAATGCATGTGCGGAAATACTCAAAACAACTTGCCGATCTTACTTACTTGATACTGAATACGGTTATCAGCGCCGCAATTTGGTAGTTGAACCAATATGTAATCTCCAGCGCAAGATTGTTTTAGTTTCAGGAAGTGAAGTGAAGGGAACCCTGATGGAAGAACTAATCAATATTTCTTGGTCTACTTCTCATCTACGTCGCTTGACATACACACAGGCATCACAACCTCATGATTCCGATGAACTCATTAATCATAATCGTAACCATATAACGATGGTAGTTCCCGATATTGGAGATGATCTAGTCAATTTTAATCCCCAAATTCTCTTTTCATACGGATGCCAGTGGATTATGATGAATTATGGATCCGTAGATTCGGCAATGGAGAATTATATTGGAGAGTTCCAGGAGAACAGTCTTGTTCTAAAACCGGCTCCTCTACGTCCGCTACGGCCTAAAAAGTACAAGAAGCCAGCTCTACCCGATCCTTCAGTATCTTTCCAACCTATGCAGAAAACTTCACCAATCTACGATGTGACCGTCTGAACGATGAACATATAAAATCTCCGCGTTAAAACAAAATGGCGAACAAGTGGCTCATGCATGTTAAGAAGACGATGAAGACCATGAAGAGCCGTGGCACCTACAAGAAGGGTGACGGACTCAAGAAGGTGATTCTAGAGGCTAAGAAGTCATACAAGAAGCACAAGGGTGGTGCAGATGGTGATTCATCATCATCATCATCAGACGATACTGCGGCTGCTGCGCCTGCTCCTGCTCCTGCTCCTGCTCCTGAAGTCAAGCCTGATGCGCCTGCCGGTGGACGTCGCAAGCGCGGAACTCGTCGTACGCGCCGCCTCCGTAAGTAGAGGTTTTCAGGAAAAAATGATTATACCTAACATATAAAGACAAAATGGGTGGCGGTCTACTACAGCTCGTTGCCTACGGTGCCCAGGATGCTTACATTTCAGGGAATCCACAGATTACCTTTTGGAAGGGTCTGTTCAAGCGCCACACCAATTTTGCGATGGAGCCTTTTCGTGTGAATCTAACAGGCCAGGCCAACTGGGGAGTCAAGCACTCTGCCATTCTCGGTCGCCACGCTGATCTAATGTACTCAACTTATATCGAGGTCGTTCTTGATGCCGGAACTTACAACTGCGACCAAGCACGTCTAGGTTACAATCTAATCAAGTATGTTGAGCTAGATATTGGTGGTCAGGTAATTGATCGTTTGTACGGCGAGTGGCTATTCCTATGGGACACTCTATCAAATAATTACACGCAGTCGGTCAACACATGGAACATGGTCAATGGTGGAATTGCTGGAGTAGGTTCTCAGGCAGTTAGTGGACAGACTGTATGCAATGCCGGTTCGGGCCGCCCTTCTCTACCTACCATTCTATACATCCCACTCACCTTTTTCTACACGAAGAATCCTGGTGCGGCTCTACCTCTAATTGCGCTACAGTA